GACACCTTTAACGATTAGCATCGCTTGCTTATTACCGCTAATGTATTGCGTTCCGTAAACAGTTCCATTATACTTCTTTTCCAAGTTGTTGAAACCCTCTTCGTCATCTTTATCTATCACAACTTCAATGACATCATGAATGGATCGGACGTTGCCTGTCTCAACATCGGCTCTGAAGACAGCCTCGATGTCACGATCTGATGAGCGTTCAAGCTTGCATTGGTTAGCAAACTCTCGCCACATAAGCTCGTACACATCATTCTCAGCAAAGCTATTGTTTATCATTCTCCCGATCGTGTCATTGTATACCACGACTTCTAATGAATGTGTATCGATGTAGAGCTCGACCTTTGGCTTCATGTCAAGCACCGTGACGGACATTACTGCATACTCATGATCAGCATTATGAGCCAAGGACTGTATAAGCGTGATGCCATTGTCCGTGAAGTCATTAGCATCTGTCAGGTAGCCTAGTTTTGTTTCAAAGGTAGGATGAGCATTAAGCAAGAGTTCCTGAATCTTAAGCAGCTTCTGCTTAGCTTGGCTCTTGTTATTGATAATTTCAGTAAGCAGCATAGATCCTCATTGCTTCTTCTCGTCTGCGGCTTGATTGTTGAGCTGGTCAACAAACGGCTGTGCAAAACCGCCGTTAGCAAACAACGACTGCATCAAGCTGTTTCTGTCAGCAACGATGATGTTATTTTGCACAGAGCTCGGCGTCATATCGAGAGCCTTTGCCTTCTCAAGGCGGATCTTCTGTCGTTTGTACTTTGCATCAATACGCGTGTTAACGGCATTAAGTGCAGCTGTCAAGAACTGTGCAGCGACTTCAGAGTTGCGAGCTGAGAACTTTGGGTCTACCTGCTGCGACAGAGTGTGCTGCTGATAGAATGCTTGCATTGCAGCTCCGTGGATCTCGCTTAGCTGAGCGTCAACGTGAATATCCTCGATGCGCTCCTCTTTCTCGAAGTCAGCGACCGTGAGCTCAGAGGTCTTACGCTCGACCAGCTCACCTGTTTCAGGGTCGATCAAAGCGCTAGTCGGCTGTGGTGTATCTGCGAGCTCGGGTGTAGAGCCAGGTGCAATGTCTAAAAAGTCTTCAATTGGGTTAGCCATTTTTCCTTAACGCGTCAAGCACGTTCTCCATAGTATCTACATGCTCGTCATTTACCGTAATCTCATACTTGGCATTATGCAAATGCCAAAGCACTAACGACACATACTCGTCATTTTGACGGTCGGTATTATAAATTTGGGTTTTAATGATTTGCGCTGCTGCTAACGGTTGCGTCTTGATTAAGAGCTTATAATTTGAAGGCAGCGAGCGAGAGATCTTGTCAAACCAAAGATGCTTGTACCTGACAACATCACCGAAGGATGAATTGTTGAGGTTGGAAATTAACTTGATTACGCGTTCATGTGTAAACTTGCTTACATTATAATCATGAATGACAACTAAGCTATCACCGATCTCATCCTGATCAGTTCTTGCTGCAAGCGTATAGTAATCATCATTATGATGATGATAAATGTCGATGAAGAACTCGACTAGCGGACCTTCTAGCTTCATGCTAACCGCACGATCGTAGATGTTAGCCCTATCCTTGCCGATCTCAAGCGTGATGTCTTCAATCAGCGGGTGAAAAACTTCAAGCAGCTCTCGCTGAAGCCTCATGACAGTAGGCTTCAGCTGATCTGCTTCAAGCAAGCGAAGTAGCTTCATTTCATTGCTGCTCTTTTAAGACGACGCTGTTCATTACGAGCTTCTCGCTGTGCCAAGAATTTTTCATGCTCTTCTTTGATAAGATACACATTTTCAGAGCCGGCTTTTACATAATGTGTAGGAGCTGTTAGGTTATTGTCCCTAAGCCATTTTCTTAAATTATGCACAATCAGCTCCTCTCTTGTATTTAAGTGAACCAAGGTCCACTGCTTCTTATTCCTGTCATTCCCTTTAAGTGATGCTGAGATATTTGCAATTGCTTGTTCGCTGAATACTTTTTTACCATGCTCTGCTTTGTAGCGCCGATTTGCATCACCTAAACTTTTACGATGTTCAGCTGAAAGAACTTTACCGGTATGCGCAGCTCGATTCTTTTCGATAACGAGCGACCATGAACCGTCGGCTTTCATGCGAGCCATGCGTTCTTTAGCTTTCTCTGAAGCGAGTGGCTTCGAAGCTTCAGGGAATGGTCGCGAAGCTGCACGATATTGCTCACGAACTTTAAGACCTTCTTCAGAGCTCCAAAAAGCTTTCATTGCAGCTTGTTGTCGTTTTTTGGTTTCTTCTTTCGTAGCATAACAATTACCACCAGCACCACCAAGCTTCATATTCATACACATAGGATCTTCTACTAATGTCTGATTAACAATTTCTGCTTCTCGTTTTACTAAAAGATCAAATGATAAGCAATGCTCAATTATAGTGCAAATATGATTCTTTTTACCATATTTCTTTAATGATCTTGTAAGATGTTTACCACTACCCATATAGCCGTCATATAAATTATCTGTTGAATGACGACCGTAATAAAAACGTGTCGTAATTAAACAAACGGTTTTATAAATGTAGTGATATTTTCGGCGTGATAAGTGTGATGATTGCATACACTTATTTATGTCAATTTCGGAACAGATCTTTCTCAGTCGCGATGCGAAATCTAATGCCGTGGCTCTCGCATACCATCTTTGCTGCGGCCCACTTAGCATGATTGACTGCTAATGCAACTTGGTCATAAAGCGAAGCGCGCTTGTCAGGAACAGTCTGCTTTAACGGCTTGATCTCAATCACCTCAGTGATGATATTGCCGTTTCTATCCTTGTACTTGATGATGAAGTCAGGGATGTAGTCGCAGACCTTCTTCTTGATCGGGTTGAAGTACTTGACTCGAAACTCTTCAGAGCCCCACTGAATGATATTTGGGTTCATGTCGCAGACTTGCATGAACCTAAGCTCCCACGATGAGAGGAAGCGGATCTTTCTCGGATCCCCTAAGTACTTCTCGACGTTCTTCGGTGTGTAAATGCCTTTGGCCATGAGCTATTTACATGCACCATAAGCTTTTATGGTCCGGTCGCTGTGTTCCAGTTCCAATCGAGCGGAATGAGCGTCGATGATGCTGGCGCCCATGAGCCTGTTGCACCGCCGCCAGCAAAATCACCACCGCCCCCGGATGTAATTTTTGGAGGTGGGGTTGTAGTGATAAAAGCAGAGTCTGTGTTAGCTGATAACGCAGCAAAGCTCGGTCCACCTGAAATGTCACCAGCGAAGAATTGCTGTGTAGGTGCTTGTGGCTCTGCATTAATGTCTGGCAGCAATCTTTGGGCGTCTGTTAGCGACACGGTGCTGAAGTTCGAACCGTCTTGAATCGAGCTTAACGTAATGGCCGTGTTTATGTCGACTGTAGATGCTTTAGAGTCTAAGAACAGCTTACTGATATCATTCCCGGCGCTTGACGAGTTGTTCAAGAACAGCTTGCCAATGTCATTACCTGCGCTTGACGAGTTGTTCAAGAACAGCTTGCCAATGGCAGTGCCTGGGTTATTAGGGGTAACTAAGTCTTTAAGCGTGTTAGGCAAGCTATTCAGCTGTGACAAGCCAGACTTGATCAGGTTTGCTGCTGCATCCGTGTACTTCTGCAAGCCTAGGCCTGCAATTAACGAGCCGCCACTAGCTGAAGATGCTGCTTGCTTACCAGCTTCATTGAGCGAAGTCGCGCCTGCGTTTGGGAGGCCGGACGTGCCGCCACCTCTGAGAATGTCCGTATTGCCCCAAGTATAGATGCCGCTGTCATTATCCTCGCCGACAGCATACGTGTTCATGACTAAGCTGTCATAAGAGAACTGCAACGTCACGAGCGAGCCTGCGTTATCCTCCATGTTCAACTCGTCAAATGAGAAATTTTCAATGCGCGGGTTGACAAACTTAAACTGGTTAGTGTAAAGCCCGTTTGCAAAGATTTGGTTGATAATGATCGCTTTACCTGACGAGTAACCGTGCTTATAAGGCTTTGAGCTCGTAGACGCTCCAAAGCCGTTTTGAATGCCGTGTGAGCCGGCACCTTGACCCGAGATCCCAGCCATATACTTCACGAAGAAGTCATTGACTGAGTTGCCGATTTCATCCAAGAACGTCATTGAAATTGGCTGGAAAACTACTGATGTGAGAACACGAGTTCGGAAGTTATAGTAGTTAACATCCGTGTGATTAAGTGTCACGTTAGGCTTATCACACCGATGCACGTAGTGGTAAGAGTGGTCATTACCGATGCCATCAAAGCCTTCGAACTTCACCTTAAAGATGAACTTGAACTTCGGATGGTGAGCCACCAAGTCATCAGCATAATGCAACGCTGTCCACTCACCTGACTTTGGCGCAAAGCTCGTACCGCCAGGCACTGGATTGGTTCGGAATATCGGAGGGATGTTGCTCTCGATAATGTTCCGAAGCTGTCCGCCAACGCCGGTAGTTGGAAGCCCATTGTTAGCTGAACCGAAGTCAGTAAGAGCCTTTGTGAGCCCAAGAGCGGCGCCAATAGCGCCGTTAGCATCTGGAGTAACGCCGACTCGACTTAGGGCAGTTTCAAGCAATGAGGACATGCTCTATTTACTCGTATGTCCGAATTTCATTTTTAGTATTTGGGTCAAGCTGTGCAAGCTCATTTAGAGCGCGCTTCAAACCAGTACAGGTGTATACGTCAGCGATTATGATGATATGCCTGATGATAGTAATCGATCGGAGGATGATGCGTAACGGCGCGTCAAGGTTGTTCACCTGGGCTGCCGTATAATGACGATCAGACTCAGTTAAACCGAACTGGTTTCCAGGTTTTCTTGAAAAGCCTTCGTTTTTTAAAATCTCTGCCATGAAATGCAGCATGATTGCTTTACAACGAGATTTTATGCTCTGGCTGTTAATTGAAGGAAACTCATCAGTGAAGCATTTATAGGGATCGGCTGCCGAATTCTCACACGTGACAACAACTTTAGGACCAAAACGACCACCTTCAAGCTGAACGTCCATCTCATCAGGAAGGTTTTCAATTAGTTCCTGCTGAACTCTGAACGCTTCGCTCTTAGAGGTCTCAAGCAGTGAGAGCCCTTTCATTTCGCGCTTGAAGTCATGTGACAGCATGACCATCACGTCTTGAATCATGCGAAGCACCTTCTCGTCAATGACAGTGCCGAAGTTGATTCCGCGAAGAAGCGTTTGCCCTTGCTTCGTGATGAACTTGAGCTTCGCAGCTGACTTGACTTCGTGTTCCTTGTACATCTTGACAAGCTCGTCAACCGTCGGGCTGTCTTTCTCGATGCATAAGGCTGTGAGGGAGTTCAGCTCGTACTCGCCTTGGGCATTGCTGTTGTCAAATGTTAGGTCGAGATAGTTACCCTTAGGATCAGTGATCTGTGATTTTTGATTAATGACGCCGAAGTGGGTACCTGACGAATACGAGCCTGCCTGCATGAAGATCAGCTTGCAGATCTTCTCAAGGAAGGGCCGCATCTCTTCTACGGCTTTGTTCTTTGGCTCGATGAGCTCATTGAGGAGGGTAAAGCTCATGGCTTGACTCGTGGGCGGTTGCCCGTTTTTGTTGCTGCTGTTGCATACTTACCACGCTGAAATGCATCAGCGATAGCGTCGATATTAGTGCCCAAATGATTCATGAAGAGCACACCCTTGTGGCGTTGGTGATCTTCTGAATCTCCAGTAAGACAAAACGGGTCAGTAATTACAGGCTGTGAACCTCGAAGCATAATGTTTCCGCTATGCATGTCGAAGCACAGGTCTTCATTATTGATCATAGCTGACCTAAGAGCGTGCGCCAGCTCAAAGAGGTCATCAGAGCTAGTTTCAAGGTCATCAACCTCAAATTTGTATAGGTTGGGCGCGCTCTTGTATGCTCGACGGCCGTCTACGAAGCGCTTCACGTCGTTACCAGCATGCTCTTGCTTGAAGCTCGTAAGCTCGATCTTTTCACTTACAAAGAAGCGGATGAACTCTGCTAAAGCTATCCCTAATCCACGGTCATTGAACGGCTTAAGCTTCTCGAGCTTTACAATTTTCAAGTAGCCGTCAACCGTGTCAGGCCGCTTGAAGAAGATGGGCAGCTTTCGAATCAGCCCAAGCTTAGGCACAAACTTGTTACCCTGTAGACGCTTAGCAATGTTGTAGTAGGTCTCGTAACCTTCGTCATTGGTCCAGATTTTATAGACGTGCTCACCGCTTCTAGGAATGACAATGGTGCTGAAGCGGCCATTGTCATTGATGTCTGCGTGTGTTTTAAGCAGGTTCATCAGTTCGTAGAAGTCCTTGTCGAGGTACTGCTTGTACCCATGCAGCTCAGTTAAGATCATACGTCAAAGATGTGGTCAAGGCCGGCATCGATGATGCGCTGCTGAAACTCAAACATTCCTGTTTTACGGTTAGGATGCGCTAGCACGTCCCTAATCCATCGGTTAACTTCAGCAGCCTGAGACGGCTTAATGTCTCTAGTAACCCAATCAATTGAGATCTGTTCAAGCCCTTGGCACATAAATGCCATGTAGATATTTTTTGAGTTCTTGGCGCTTATAGTCAGTCCACGCCTAATGCGCGCGTGAGAGTATTCAACGGCCCAATCGAGCACTTCTGTGTTGCCTTTGATGTCCAGCCAACACGTTGGCATATTCTTTAACGTGGTGATTTTATTGTAAGGGGCAATTAACGTCTGAATTGACGCATTGCATTCTAGGTTTACTAGCTTATTTCCTGACACGTTAACATAATTAAAGCTGCCGGAGAGGCCTGCTAATGATGTAATGCCTTGGTACTTGATAGAAAGATCTCGATCGGGCTTAACCTTCTTAGGATATCCAGGCGCTTCTGTAATGTCATACTCGTCACGTGCAAAGCCTTTAAACTTGTCGTAGATGATCTTAAGCATCTCTACATAAGCCTCAGCTAACGGCAGCTCAGCTACACGATCAGGAACAGGGATTTTTTGCGCTACATGATCACCTGGCCCTTGAAAACGACAGATCAGCGCAGCTGTGCATTGAGTATAAACATGCCCATGTATTAAAAAGTTAATAGTCCCGTTAGCCACCTGTATGGGCGTTGACGTATCTTTGAACCCAGGAAGAGCTGCTATCTTTGCATACTCTGGGCTCTTAAGAGCCGCTGCGCGAGCTACAGCGATGACATCCTTGCTAGGCTTGACATAGCCTGCTTTTTGACGCATGTGCAACGGTTCTAATGCTTCTGAGAGTTTCATGCAAGTATTTACGATAGATGCTTTATAGTGTCATCGTATATACGTGTTGCCCACAATCATAAAGCTTATGATAACCAGCCTTACTCATATTTTCACTTTCAGTTAACGCTTCTGAAAATTTCTCACCTAACAGCTTGGGCAGTTTATGTTTTTGAGCTTGATAACGTGAAAGCTTTATACCGTTCTTTATGTAGATATAGCTCGGTGGACTTGGTTCACCTTTTATGAATCCAAGAGCTTCATATACTGAGCTTTCACCCCAACGTCTATCATGATATGTCAACAATGTTTTTCCAAGATGCAGCTGTTTAAGCTGCTTAAGCAGCTTGCTTACACCGCCGACAACTGTTAACTCGCGCTTTGTGCATAAACGCAATAGCTCTAACTCAGCTGTTAAATTATATCTTGGTTTACCAACAGTCATTAGCATTACAAGCTCACCCTTATAAGCTAATCCTAAATTTAAAGCAGAGCTCACAAAACCCTGAAGATGATTTCTATCTAGAAATGCTCGGGCGTCAGCCGCATTTACTTCAACATGCTGACAGTTACGAGCATAAAGTTTTTGCTCAATTACGCCAAAAATGCTTTTAATTCTTGCATTAACAAGCTCTCGTTTATAGTCAAATTCATGCTCAAATACTTGAATCAGCTTTATACCTTTTGCGATACAGCTCTTTAACTTATCCAAATGATATGAAGCACCTTTATGCTCCTCTCGATGCCAATAATCCCCATTAAACTCAATAGCGATTCGCTTACTTGGTATCCAAGCATCTAAAGAATAAGGCCAAATTAGTTCTTTTGATTTAGCATTTGTTATAGTAGTAAATCCTAGTTCATGAATAAACGTGCTAAGCGCTGCCTCTTTCTTAGAACGATTTGCAGGAATAAAAAAGCATTTTGGGCATCTGCTAACATCTCCATTTGCTATGTTGAGATTAAACTCTTCGTGGCATGATAAACACAAGGCTCTATATTTGTCTTTAGATGAGTCGATAGGTTCAAGCAGCTTAGTATTAAATTCTGTCAATAATACATTTGTTTTTCGAAGCGTCCAAGCTTTATGTTTATGCTCATTTCCATTAACAGCAAGATAATAACCACCATAACGTTCATTCATGGTATTAGCAACACGTTCTCGAACGGCAGGAATCATTCCGGGATTTTCAACGCCGTATCTGTCAATGCACGTTTGTTTAATTTGAGCTAATGTTTCTTGCTTTACTTTACGACCACGTGTGGCTATCATAGCAGCATGATGTTTTTCGACTGCGCCTTCTACTTTGAATGGGCTATTAACACCATGATTCTTTAACAGTGTAGCTTTCATTTTTTCATGAATAGCCGCCCCATTTGTTTGAAATCCGTAAGTCCGTGCACAGCTGGTACTGCAAAATGTTTGAGACCC